TGATTTCCTCAGTTGAGAGTGTACAATGCTCAGGAGCAAAGACGGTTATCCTGGGATTGTCCTTGTACGGACCGTCTCGCTCGACTGTTAAGCGTAGACCTGTTGGCTCGTCGGTGTATTCTTGTGGTGGTTCTATGCTCGTCGCCATTGCAAGGATACCCTCCTTTATCCGCTCGAATTCCTCTGGTGTCGTGCCTGGAAGCGGGCGCAATGCGTCAAAATCCATGTTCATTCTCCCCTCTCAGCAATCGAACAAGCAACATCCGATCATCCCAACTTAGCGGTCTCTCGTTTTCCAGCATGTAAGCAAGCCGCGCTTTGTTCGCATCATCCTCAGTTTTGTAGTAGGTGTGATCTACCCAGGTGTGACCGCTGTACTTGTACTCAGTAGACCAAGAGAAGTCAATCACCTGGATACCACTTTGGGTATAGGCAAGACGGTAGACAACCTCCGACCATGCCTTCATCTCGTCGATGGTATCCTGCCACGTGTGCTCTTTATTGCTCATTGTGCTTGCTTCCTTTTCTGTGCTGCTGCGGGTACCGGCGGCTCACCTATGGGTTGCCTGTCCCTTATCTTGATGGTCTGACGAAACCCGCACCATTTGCACCACAGTTGTGTATCGCCTTCAGGGTAGATCGGGGGAGCGTAATGCCAGTGATACTTGTGGGCAATCTTCATGATGAGACGGTAAGGCCTCCACTTGATATTCATGCTATTTCTGACCTCCACTCAAGAGCGGTGTCTGTGGTACTTGCGGTTGTGGTATCGGTGCTGGTGGTTGCTGACCGGGCTGATTAGGCTGTGCGGGCTGAGTGACAGCTAGCAGTGCCTGCTGTTTTGCAAGCGCTATCTCATCTTCAGCTTGGCTTAACTTTTGCTCCTCCTCCGGGTCAAAACCAAGCATCCTCTGAATAGTTGTGTTTGAGATTCCAAGCGTCTTCAGGACTGCAGCGTATTGGGCTGTTGGCAAATCCTCGTGCGGAAGTGGTGAACTCCATTCCAGCGTGATCTTGATGTCCTGGCTGAAACCGTTGAGGACTAAGAGTGCCCGAGACACATCTATAATTAATTTACCATACAAGCAACGCTTCGCGTCGGTGATCTTCAGTATCCGCATGAACAGCAGTTCTATCGCAATCCCTGACAGGTTGCCGCGTGGCATGTCCTTAATCCTGCCAGTCGCCACACCAGGTACACCGCTCACCTCATCGAAGGACGAGCGCATATCAGCGGCGAAGGCCAGGGCGTTGGGCACGTCGCTTGGAATAGCAACGGCGGTAATCTTGCTCTCGATGAGTGGGAGCTGGATAATCCGCCCTGCCTTGCGGTCTATGCTGCCGTCGCCCATCCCGTTTGCGTACAGGATAGGGTTGCCGTAGATAACCTCATCGAGCATGATACAGGAGAGGTCAAGGTTCAATGCCTCATTCATGCCAATCAAGTCTTTGCGCACATCGGCTCTACCCCAAAAGTCATTTGGTCGCGGCAGGTTCTTGTTGTGAAACAGTGGAGGGAACGAATACGGCCAGGTGATCGGCTCGCCTGCCGGTGTCCAGTTCGCATTCCTGGACTCCATCCCGTGCTGGGTCTCCTGGGACCAATGCTGGATTTGCCACGTGTCGTCATCGTCAGCCATGCCTCGTGCCGCGTTGCCGTCCGGGTCGATGCGCATGATCTCCTCACGGTAGAACACCGTGACGTCTCGACCGTTCACGCGTTCTTTGGCCGAGTACTGGATGCAGTACAACAAGACGGTCTCGCAGTCCTGTGGAGCGGTCTGGACGCAGACGGTCGAGGGATCGACGGCAACTAAGCGGTACGTCTTCTTCTTGCCGGGCTTATCTGTGCTTGGCACGATGCGTAGGAAGGCTGTGCGGGCCATTGCGCCATTCATCGCCAGGTCTTGCAAGAGGGGTATGCGCACTTCCTTCTCGCCCCATCCATCATTGATGCAATCCTGAGCGGCGGTAGGAGTGCCCTTCCCGACGCTGATTTCTATTTCCTGCCCAAAGAGGAAGTGAACAATGGCGTCCACCATAGAGGAGATCTGGTTTACCACGACGTTGGGGTCGATGCCTTCGGGCGTCGGTTCCAAGTGGGGCTTGAAATTGCCGTCGTAGGCATCCCAGGCGGCCTTGACATCCTTTTGCCGGGCTTTGTCTTCGTCTGTGATCTGATATACAGGTTGAGCCTGGACTTGTGCCAATTGCGGCGGTGCGAGTGTTTGCGTCTGCATTCCCTACTACCTTCCCTTACTGCTGTGGCTTATTCGTCAAACTGGTCTTTAAGCAGGTACCCCAACTTGCCGCCTTCACCCTCTTCACCTACGACCATCTCTGCTTTCATGCGTACTTCCATGCGACCATCAGAAGCCATGCCCACTTCACGGCAAAGCAGAACAATCCATACCCATCTGCCAGGAAGCGCATAGGTTTGCGTTGTGACAAATTGCCAGTTTTCCTCTTTAGGCTGATAGCGCGTTGCTAAATCTTGTACGATCTCTAAAGAATTGTCTTTTGCAGCGTGTGTTACTGCTACCTGCCTTGCTTCATCAACAACATCCATAGTCTTCTCCTCGTCTCTATCCAGCCATGCTTGCCGTGCAATATCCTCGTTCGACATCACGCCCGTTGTTTGCTTGATTTCTTTCCGCTCAAGGATACGCTTCACTACTTGCATACCCTTCACCGTGAGCCATTCCCCATCTATCATGCACATATGCGATTGCGGCAAGTACTCGCCAACAAAGAACACATGACACCGCTTGCACATCCAACCAGGAACAGGATAGCGCCTCACTTCCCCGTCTACCCAACAGGTTACAGCATCAAATAAAAGTTCCACATTATCCCAGTTCGGATTGATAATCACATTCTTCTCCTCAATCTGCGCGGCGTTTCTTCACCGCTGCCTTACACTGACACCGCTCGCTCGTCTTCGCCACGAAGGGTAAGCCACACCGTCCGCAGGCATATTGGCCTGTCGGTACCGCCGCCTCTCTCAGCCGTGCCGCTCGTTTCGGCTCGCTGTGTGTAGGCTCTATCGGGTGCCATTGTGCTGACGTGCCGTACTCCTTGTAGATGCAGGCGACATCTGTGAGCACCTTCATAGCGCGGGTGATCGACTTCGCGGTGTCAGCGCTTATGGCGGGCCTGGTGTCGATAGTAACGGTCTCTATCATGTCGTCGGTTTGTTGTGCTATCATGCTTCCTCCTCAGTAGATGCGAACTGAATACTTTACATCAGTCGGTCTCAAATCGAAGCGTGCGGTCAGATAACGCAAGCTATCGAGTCCATCATCGTTTTCTTTCACCGGAGCTTCACCACGCTTCAATCCCTGGCGTGTATCCCACACGTAACTGTCCGGTTCGTCTTCTAAACATGTTGGGCGTTTCATCTGTGCTAGCTCGTGGTCTCGCTCCACTAAGCTATCTCGAAAGATCATGATGCGGGGTTTGCCGTCCCCTTGCGCCTTGAAACGAGATGCGACCGCCTGAATACCTGACGAGACATTCTTGTGAGCAGGCATGGTATGAAGTCCTAGATGCCGCTCCAGAGTCGCCTTATCTTCCGCGTCATGGTCTGTGATAATCTCACGCGGTAACGGGTCGCCTCCATCTTGTCCCCAGCGAGAATAATGCTTGATTTGTTTCGCGTGATCTTCTACCAGCCGCTTAGTCTGGTAAATCTGCCGGTAGATAATTAGCCTGCCATCAGGGTCTTGTGCAGCCCATAGACACACAAAAGGATGGACAAAGCCAAAGTCTACCGCCATATAGCGCGGCCATTCCTTTGGGATTGGGAAACGATCTATCACATTGCGGGCGCGGTCCCAACTGTCCTCATACACCGTGCCAGAAGCCGCACTCCACATCCCATATCTAAGCCGCGCCAATCGAACACCTGTCAGGCCACCTAATACCCCTTCAATGTAGTTGTATCCCTCTTCTGTCCATTCCTGCTTGATGGCATCATAGAAACGTGGATTATCTTGATGTCTCGATAGCAACCGGGTAGTCATACCATCATTCATCCGACAATTGAGCCAATGGCCAGGTGCATCCGGGTTTACATCTGCCATCAATTGATGATAAGGAGTAGCACCGTGCCTCAAACGGGAGCGGACAAACTCCCAATCATCAATGTCTACCTCAGTTGCTTCATTTATCAGAGCCAAATCAAAAGCGGTAGACTTCACCTTTTCTGGCTTGTCTAATCCATTTACAACAAGCTCCGACCCATTAGGATAGTGAAAAGCAGGAGGTCTTATGCGGTTCCCACCAAAGTACACAATTCCTTCTTGTGGATGGAGGATGTCTTCGCGATAGGTCACCATAGCAGAGCCTGCTAGGGCTGTATTCGTCTTTCTGGCAACCAGAGCCCGCGCCCCTGCATAGGTAAGCAGCATGATATGTATTTTGTATAATGCCCCAAAAGTTTTCCCAGTGCCCGCCGGACCATCAAGCACTACCTCCAAATCACGGCAAGCGCCCAACTCCAACGATGCGCCCCTGAGCTCAGGAGCGGCTATCTTCAGTTCTTGGAGAGCAGAGGTCACAATAACCTACCCCCTTCAAAAAACTCATGTGGGAGTTTGTTATTCTTCTTCAGGTTACACGAAGGGCAGGCCAGCACGACATAGTTAATATCGTGCCTTGGGTTGTGTTCAGTACGGCTTACTGGGATAGTGTGCTCAAGGTGGAAGATGTACCGGCCGTTGCGCTTCTCAAATGGCATGTGACCGCAAGCGGTGTAGTAGCATCGATAATGCTGTAATCTCAATTTCTCTTGTATCTGCTCAACTGTGAGGGTTCCTCCAACTTGACGCTTACGTGCGTGTCGCTTATTCTCTTGGAGACAATGCATCATACGTCCACGATCTGTACGCCTATATCGTCTATATTGCTCATTCATTTCTTCGCGACGTTCTACGCGACGGCGGATACCATAATTTATACGCTCTTCATGATGCTCAGCATTATATCTTGCGCTGTATTCTCTCTCATGTTCGCGGTGCTCTCTATGCCATTCTGCTCGATATTCCCTACGTTCCTCTTGATGCTGAGCATTATAGCGAGCCTTAGAAAGTCTTCTTTCTTCTTTATGCTCTTCGTTGTATCGCGCATTGCTCTGCTTTACTTCTTCAGGGTGCTCTTCTCGATACCTTGCAGAATATAGCCTGAGATCCTCACGATGGGCAATGCCGTAACTTGCATTGCGCTGCCTTTCCTCTTCGCGATGTGCTGCATAATAAGCGGCGCGGTATTCTGATTGACACTTTTTACACTGTCCTCTAAGACTGTCTTTGTTAGATTTCTGTTGAGAGAAGTACTCAAGTGTAGCAGGATGCCATTTGTTTTCTTCGAGGTCTGGACAAGTAGGGCAACGTTTTAGCGGGGTATTGCCATTGTCGGCATGAGGTGGTAAGGTATCCATAGTGATTAGCCTCCATAACAGGTTATTCACAAGTCTGGAGATGCTACTAACGTCTCCAGACCCAACAATATTTATAGCTGAATTATAGCATAAACGCGCTTGTAGCGCAAGTTTACTCACTCTTCACCTCGCCAAGATACTGGTTTGGTATTTCTCTCACCACTACCATATTTGCCATAAGCGCATCATCAGGCTTGATATCGAGTCCCATCAACTTGCAGCGCCTATCTGAGATAGCGATGATGCGATCTACCGCAAAGAGATGTGAGCGCTTGCGCTTCTTGGTCTCTTCATCGTCATCTTGTTTAATGCGTACATCACCTTCAGGAACGGCCAGGGGCCATACCGCTGAGTGTAAGCGGTTGAGCATATCCAATTCTTCACGGCGTAGCTCGTCGGTATTCTCGACAATAGTGCGTTGTAATTCTCTTTGGATGGCGTTACGACAGGCACCAGGGGAAGCGTAACCAGCGCGATGGGCTATCTCATCGAAGGTCAGACGTTGGGCACGGAGTTGCACGGCGAGAGCGGCACGGGTCGCGGCGTTGGCATCACGGTTGATCGTCTTCTGGGGGCTCTTTATTACTCCCTGCTTATTTTTCCTACCGCTCATTGGTTCTCCTCGATCACACACGGCGTATCTGAACGGCCAGCCATAATATTAGCCAGGAAGCGATGTCGACCGTTCCTGATGCCGAGCATTCCCTGATGTGTCGGAGATGGTCTCGTGATCAACGGGTCTGTGTCCAGGTCAGGATTATTCTGTAGCAACTCCAGGTAGAGATTGAACTTATCAGGATAGCACGTCCACGGTTCGCCCAACTCCAAAACTTGCAAATGTGAGAGTGGGACGCGCTCTATCCGCAATTTCGCCTTTGCACTAATCACGCGGCACCTCCACCTTCACCGTATCCACGCTCTCATCCCCTGGCTGATACGCTCGCTTCCCTGGTGCGCCTTGTGTAACACGCCTGTCCTGTTGTGCCGAGTAGTAGCCCAGCGGCGTGGATATCGACTCAGGTGAAGCGTAGTGCCGGTAGCGTGGGCGACTACGCACAACGAGCAGGCCCGCAAGGAAGGCACTGAGCAGGATACAGACGGTGAGGAGGATGACGAGCAGGAATTGCGTCACGTTAGCACCACCTTATTTCATTGTTGACAATAAAGTAGTGTGCTTTGCAATCATCATGTGGACAGACTAGAGAGGGTGAGAAGGTGAGTGTATTATCATCATTCACAGTGCAAGCATGAAGAAGTTCAGACCGTCTACCGCACTGAGGACAAGCAATGTGCCAATTGCAATCGGGATGTCCCCAAGGCTTGCCCACATCTCCAGGCTGGTACCGTAACAACTTCCTCATATCGGTAATCACTGTGATGTGCGTTAATCGCTCGCTCACGGCTTCGCCTCCCCGTCAATCCACTGGATATCGCTACAGGTGCCAAACTCGTTGAGTTCGTAGTACATTGAGTCGATGCTACGCCATGAGGTGATACCGATATTGAGCCCTTCCGATTGGTAGTCTGTCGCCACTTCTCCAGACTCGACAAAGAGCACGCATTTTACTGTGACTGGAAAGACACCTTCGTGATATATATCATCTGGTGTCCACACAAACGTAAAGCGTCTCACGGCTTAGCCTCCTGCCCACACGTACACCGCTTCTCCTGCTCCAGCAGCGCCCTCTTGATGTCGTACTCCTGCATCTGGACACCAGGCGTATAGATGAGGATGCCATTCTTGAGGCCACCACAGTGCACGCAGAACAAGCGCACGAGGTCATGGCACGTCACCACAATGGTCTCGTCGTTGCCCGCCACCTGGACAGGGCCAGTGCCGGAGGTGAGTCGTATCATGCTGACTGCTCCTGTTCTTTGGGCTTACACTCAGCATGGTTCTCGGCAAAAGTGTTGACTGCCTGGGTCTGCCGGACATAGCCACGACTGTAGTCCACAGGGATGCTTGACCCGCACCAGCAGTTGAGCCTGGTACCATAGCCAATCTTGCGACTTATCCAGAACTGGTGTCGGGCCTGTATCTGTGTTGGGGCTTTCCCGTCTATCACCATGACCTCACAAGGTAGCACCGGGGGATTGTGTGGAAGGTTCGGGTCTCGCTACCTGATAGCCTGGCACCCGGTTGCAACGTCACTAGCTACATTTCCACACGCCATCAGATAGCTTGTCTACAGGATAGGGTTACGAGTGTGGATGTGTCAATGGAATTATGGTTGAGGTGAAAAATTAGTTGGAGAAAATGCGTGAAAACGCCCTCGCCTGATTGGAAAGGCGAGGGCTTGAGAGGCTATGCTCTTCCCGCTGCCAGAAAAGCTTTGTAGTAAGCCCGCTTTGCCTGTGTGTAATCAGTCTCGCCCCTTTCGGAGCAAAGCTGATTGAGGTCATCAAGGCACTGTTGCGCCTTTTCGAGCGTTTCTTTTTTTGCCTGCCCCATACTCATATGTCCCATATGATGAAGCCGCTTGTACTTGGCAACCTCCCTACTGAGATCGCCTTTAGGATCACCAAACTGTGGAAACATGATACTTTCCTTTCGTGTGCCTCCCCGTAAAGGGAGGCTTACTTGCGAGGGGACTACTTATACAATGCCAGATCAGGTGTCTGATCTGCTTCGAGGGCAATACGCCCTCTTTTCCGCACTTCAGGCTCAGAGCCTACTTTACAATCAAGATACCATTCGGCTGATTCGTCATGCTTCTTGGCGTGCCACGTTTCACCTCGATAGGTGACTTCACAACGCATGGCCCCGCGCATAGGGATAAATCCCTCGTCTTCTGCACTACGGATATTTCTGGCCGGAACTTCGATGAGAGTCGTACAATTGTACGACTCTCCCGTCTGAAGGCTGATAGAGCCCTCAGATACAAGTTCTCCCAACTCCTCAATTCGGAGGTCTTGTATCTCTACAAGACCATACTGGTCTTCGTGGACGCCATGCTCAAAGGCTACTTTCTGTGTAGCCTCTCCGAGAGACCCGGCCATATATCTCTCATGGCTGAAAGACCAACTTCTCTCGTAGTCGGAATACCCTTTCATAAATTCGTTTCTCTGGAATACCATTCCAGAGGCACCATACACATGTGTCATTATCTCTTCCTTTCATGTGCCTCCCTAGCAATAGGGAGGGCTGATGTGAGGGGCTACTCTTCAAACACCTCATTTTCCCCGTAGATGAGGTGTGCTCCGCTTACCGGATTGTAAGCGTGCCATTGCCGTGCAATAGCAAATGTATTGCCTATAATCCCCCTCTGGCGTACCTGGGCACTAAACTCCCGGTCGATTCCCCAGCATGTAGGTTTATCGCAGATCGGATAGCCCGTGGGCGGGGAAAATCGGCTCCTGGGAGTTGCGGCTTGCTCCAAGTAGTGCTGCGGGAGCGGTTCCCCGCACGTCATGCAAAACCGAAATTCCTGAGCAGGACGCTCAAGACCATTATCATCGTAACCTGGCTCCCCAAATTTTGGGGTTCTTGTCGTCATTGCCATTGTCTTCACCTTTCTCGCGCCTACCGAGCCCGCCACTGGGGCAGCGCTGTGCTTATTCATCTTTCACGAATACATTGCGCTCACCAAAGAGACTTTGGAAAAGTTTAACCGCCTCTTCCTTATCTCCTGGCTTGCCACGCTCTACAAGATCAACAGCGTGTACAAGCACCTGATAATCATGAGACTTGTACTCAAATCCATCCTCATGGTAGTTGACGAGCCCGTCCATGTTATGGATATCAGCGTACTTAGCGTGATCATCACTATACCCCTTGATGGTATAGTAGTTCTCTTCAGCCTCTAAGCGCTGAAGGAATGACCGCATAAGCTGACGCACTAACTCTTCACGGTTTGTTTGGCGTTCCCTGGCAGCCTCATCAAAGGCTGCCAGGTCAATGTCATCGTCTGCATTGATACGAACATTAAAACTGTTTGCCATCTCAACACCTACTTTTTGACAACATACGGCCCAGAACTGCCATCCTCATTCAAGAACGAGGCTTCGACTTCCGTCCAACCACCCGCATCTAGCTGAACAATGATACCGGCGGTATGCATCCCTGGCTTGTCGTAATTGGCTTCCTCAGTATGATTTGAGATCACACCGGAGCCATCTCCCAACACTTCTACTTCTTGTCCTACTGGATACTGCTTGTCAATCCAATTTGCCATTGCCTTTGTGTCCTTCCTGGGAGCTCTA